GGGAGTCGGGCCAATTCAAGAAAGAGGCCTCGTCGGCCCGCATCGTCCTGATGGCAGATCCCTTCCTCCATGAGATCACGAATATCATAATTCGTTCACATGTGACCTATGGTCGCAACATTGAGACGGTTTATCGCGACCTGGCCAAGAAGTACACCTTCACCGACCGCGACCACCTATCGGTCCACTCCCTGCTCCGCGAGAAAGGCATGTTGATTGACCGTGACTTTAGCCGGATCGGAGAAGAAGTAGATATCGGCACCCAGAGCGTAGGCAACAAGTCCTATCCAGCCTGAGGAAAATATGACAATTTGGGACGAACTTTACAAGGATCTTGTTAAAAGCGAGCTAAAGCAGGACGGACTTAGTGCTGAATCTGGCGAGCATTTCAAGACCGTTGAGGCCAAAGTAGACGAGCTGCGCGCCAGGGTTTGCCTTGACTCAGCCTCGCATCTAACCAAGCAAGCTTCTCTCAAAAAGCAGGCATCTGTCGCATTTAGGCTTGTCATTGCAGGGGATGCGGAGCACGACCTCTCCGAGGTCAAGTCCTATATCGCAGGTCTAATAGAGCTGCGCCGGTCGGGCATAGATAGCCTTGCAGTCATGGATGATATCAAGAATAAATTTGCTCACAAGACAGAGCTTGTGCGCGAGCACAAGGCCGAATTAAGGGATTTTATCGAAAAGCTGCTATCAAAATACAAGGTCGAGATGCCCGCGCCTGTACCAACTCTGTATAACAAGCCGGAAGGCAGCGCCTCAAAAGAAGATAACGAGACCTTCGAAAACATATCAGACAAGCTAAAGCACTGAATGCGGCTTCAGATTACAATAAGTCCGGCTTCAATAGCCGGATTTGTGTTTATGGAGAAAGCAGATGGTAAGCCCTAAGAAAGTCAAGGCGTTAACGTCAAAAGATATCTTCAATGAAATCAAGAGAGATATCTCGATCATTGACCCTGTTAGCTTTGCAGAAAACAATCTGACCATAGATGGAAAACCATTCGACCTATCGGGGTCGGGATGGAAGTACATGGCAGAAATATACCGGGCAGTGTCTGCGCAGGTAGAGAACAAAGAGGCAAAGCCCATCATTCTGCTAAAAGGCCGTCAGGTCGGTGCCACTATCATGGCCGGAGTGCTGAGCCTGCACATGGCCAGCTCTGGACTGTATAGTACTGAGTCAGGCAAACCACCTATTCGAGTGATGCATGTTTTCCCAGACCTCAAGCGCTGCGGCGTCTATGCAAAAGACATTCTTGCTAATCTAATTAGCGGTGCCAAGGACAACTATATTGGCAAGCGAGCTCTAAAGGTTACCAGGACAGTAGATCTAGAGGACACACAGACGCAGAAAAACTTTATCGGAATGAGCAAGATTCGCGTCGACTCGATAGGCAAGTCCGGCGACCGTATTCGCGGTAGTACGCAGGATGTTTTGCTTTACGACGAGTGTTTCGTAGGTAACACATTCATCAAGACGGAAACTGGCAAGATAAAGATAAGCAAAATATACGACATGTTTGCGGCGGGAAAAGAGCTGCCTATCGTCAAGACGATAAATGAGCAAACAATGGAGTTTGAGCATAAGAGTGTAGTCCACGCATGGAAGCGCGAACCTAAGCCTGTATTTGAACTAAGGTGCGGCAAGTACAGGGCGAAATGCACCAAAGATCACAAGTTTTTGACCGAAGAGGGGTGGGTAGAGGCCCAGAATCTCAAGGTTGGAGATTTTGTAATTGGAGATCCCGGTAATAAATCACAGTACCTTCGGGCTATAAATGATGACCAGCTCCAGATCGTACTAGGCTCGTTCCTGGGAGATGGAAATCTTCAAGAATACGCCAACAACTCCTATCGACTTCGCGTCCTGCATGGTGCTCGCCAGGAAAACTATGCAAGGTGGAAGGCGGAGATGTTCGGGGTAGAATGTGTATTTATTCCAGAACAGGGCAAGTACAAGAAGCCGGGATGGTGGTTCGCGACAAAGGGTTTCGGAATTCCGAACTGTTCTTTCCCGAAGAATCAGAAAAACAGCTGTCCACAGTGGGTTATCGACAAGATAGACTGGAGAGGCGTCGCCATATGGTTCATGGACGACGGAAGTAATAATGCCAAAACCAAGCGCCACATAACCTTGCACACAAATTCTTTTGATGAAGATTCGGTAGATAGGCTGGTTGCGAAGTTAATCAGCATGGGAGTCGCGTGCAAAAAAGCCATGGTATCTGGCAAGTATTTTGTCATAAAGATAAACAAGGAAGGGTCGGATGTTTTCCTTGATAAGGTTGCACCATACCTGCACTCAGATCTGCACTACAAGACTGACATCGTATGCGACACAGCTGATCTATATTCGTGGGATCCGCAGTTTAAGCCGTATTCGTACAACGTGGTATCGGCTTTCAAGGATCTAAGCCGCAAGGAAGCCGTTTACGACATAGAGATCAAAGATAATCACAACTTTATCGTTACGGGTCGCAATAGCAGCCAGCTGCAAGACGGAGGCATTCAGGCCAAGAACTGCCAGGACATGACCCGCAGCGCTATAGAAAACACGCTAAAGGTTCTGACTGCAACCCCGTACGGTGCCCCGACCAAGGGCGTACAGGTATTCTTCGGCACTCCTAAGCACTCCGGGTCCTTTTTCTGGACTATGTGGGAGGACTCGGATCAGCGTTTTTACCAGCTACGATGCAAGCACTGCGATCACTACTTTTTCCTGTATAATCTAGAAAATGATGACTGGAACGAGATCTGGGTCAAAGAAAATCTGATCAAGTGCCCATCATGCCTAAAGACGCAGGACAAGCGCGAGGCGGTAGATCTGGGTCGCTGGATATCAACCCGTCCGACTAACGCAAAGGGCGAGCCACAGAAGTATATAGGCTATCACTTTAACATGATACTCAGCCCGCTGTTCACAAAGGAAAACGTTCTCGAGTACTGGCCGCAGCACAACAAGAATGCATCGGAGCGAGCATGGCGGAATGAGACAAAGGGGCAGTTCTATTCAGCTAGCGAGGTTCCGATTACCCTTGAGGAGATCTATGCCACCGCTCTTGACGAGTCCAGAGGTGTAGCGAAAAGCATAACAAACCCAGCGGGAAAGAGTTTTTTTCTTGGCATGGACTGGGGCGAGAAAGTAGAGTCGGATGCAGACCTAGAAGTGAAGCGCGGCAAGTCGTTTACCTGTGCAGTTATAATGTCGGTTGATCACACGGGTGTGCTGACCGTAGAGAATGCCGTAAGGCTAAAGAAGAACGATCCTGACTACAAAATGAATGTTGTTCGCAAGCTAATAGCTGATTTTCACATAGATCAGTCGGCGGCCGACTTTTACTATGGCAACGATTTCGTTCGACTAGTGCAGCATAATGAGGGACTTAAGGATAAATTCCTTGGCTGTACAAACCTGAGCAACTCCAAGCGGGCTTTCTCTTACGACGAAAAAGACCTAATGGTAGGCGTAAACAAGGATCAGGTACTTGATGAGATATATGCGCTGCTCAAGCGCGGTCGAATCAAGATTCCGGCAAAGGGGGATAGCCTTGAGCTCCTGGGCTGGCTCGTAGACCACATCACTTCAATGGAAACCCACACAAAGACGAAAGACGGCATAGTGCTCAAAACGTACAAAAAGGGGGTTATCCAGAATGACGGATTAATGGCACTGATGTATGCTTATACAGCTTACAAGTTCATGGTAACTCGCAAATTTACCGAGCGAAGTACCGAGGGTGTAAATAAAAAGAAGCAGGATGACGCAGTCGTTCCCATCGTTGGCTATATCCCGAGAATGCGCTGAGGTAGAACATGGCAGATAATCACAACAAATGGGGAACTGTTGACTGGCAAGCTCCTCCCGAACCGCTCGCTCTTGCATCCCGACCTGATGGCAAGACGCCTTATCGGCCCCCGGCCTACTCTAACGTCTCGGTCCCCGAGCGTACCCGTGAACTTGCTATTAGCGAGGCCGCGCTGCGGTCCCTTGGACCTGAGCGCCGCGCCCAGGTTGAAGAAGAGATCTTGAAAAAGAGCGCCGCCGGCGGCGATTCCCGGATTGCCCTTGGGACTGCTGTTGCCGCGGGTAGACAGAGCCTTATCAAGACCGCCGCCGCTTCGGAGCTAGGCGGCCAACTGCACATCGCAGGTCGTGGCAACACGACCAATATGATGCCAAACCTGTACTCGCCGCTATTTCTGACGGCAAATCTGCAGCTGCCGCGTGATCGCATCACGGCAAATGCATGGAATCGTGCGTTTTACGAGACCAACCCCCTGGTTCGCAACGCTATAAATCTACACGCAACTTATCCAATCAGCAAGATGACTATCAAGTGCAAGGATAAGAAGATCGAGAGAAAATATCTCGAGATGGCAAAACGGGTTGATTTGTTCAACGTGGTACAGCAGGTGGCGCTAGAGTACTGGATGATTGGGGAGGTCTTTCCATACGCCGAGTATGACGAGACTCGCAACATGTGGTCGAAGGTATACTGCCACAATCCTGACTATGTAGTTGTCAAGCGCACGCCCGTGCCTGGTGAATCCATCATTGCGCTCAAGCCAGATCCCAAGCTGCTGCAGATTGTCCAATCAAACGACCCCGTTAACCGC